TTCCATAAGTACGCACTGCAATTCATGCACGGCCTGTACAACCGACATTACAACTCGAAGGAGTTGCGCGCATTGCTCCGCCGTCAGATCAAGCAGATCGGGCGAGCGCGCTGCCCCGACGGGTACGTGAAGTACAAGATGGAAGGTCGGAAGGCCTCAGGCGAGATGGACACCTCGCTTGCCACCTGCGTCATTATGTGTGCTATGATCTATAGTTACTTTGACGAGGTGGGTTTGGTGCATGACGACCGACCGTCCCATGACTTCTCGTTGGCTGATGACGGCGATGATGGCGTTTTGATAATGGAGCGCCGGAATTTGCCGCTGTTGGCCGGGTTTGTCGAGTGGTTCCTGGAGATGGGTTTTCCCATTAAGTTGGGTAATCCGGTGAGCAAATTCGAGCACATAGAGTTTTGCCAAACCCGTCCCGTCTTTGACGGCGCCCGCTGGGTAATGCTTCGTAACCCTGCGGTGTGTCTAGATAAGGACTTGTGCACAACGAAGCCAGTGCCAAATGCAAAGGCTTGGAACCTGCTTCGCAATAGCGTAGCCCAGTGTGGGATCGCTTATGCGGGCAATATGCCGGTGTTCTGTGAGTTTTATAGGTTTCTTGCGCGAGGAGCTGGGTCTCGTATCGATCGTGATACTGCCACCACTTCTTTGAAGCTCCTCGCAGCAGGCATCAATGCCTGTGGACCTGTCACAGATGCAGCCCGGCTTTCCTTTGAGGAGGCATATGGTTGGCCAGTTCCGTTGCAGCTGGCGTATGAGGCGCATTACCGTGCGCTCAATGCGTCATTTGCACCACCGCCGATCGTTGCCTTCTGCCCCCAGCATCCTGGTGCGATGGGGTCCGCGTGTTAAGAGCCCAAAACGGTGGCTAATGAGCCTCAATAATTCCGTGCTAAGAGGGTATAGCCCTAAATGCCGACAGACTGCACGGGTTCACGCTAGTTCACGCAGATGTACAGTCGCCCGAGTAGCGTCGGGGGATCCCATACAACGCTACATTTTGTTGTCACCGTGACTTTGGTGACATCGGCGTCCATTTTACGGATATCCCTGACCTTGAGTTAGGCATTACCCCGGCAGAACGGGCTCAGCGTGCACTTGCGCAACAAGCTGCTTTTCTTGGTGCCTCCCTTGTAGGTGCTGGTGCGACCCATCAAGCGCAAGAGCTCCGGAAGACTCTTTTAGAGATCGCCGGGACCCTTCAGAGCAATCGCGACAGCAAGCTGCACGATTGGACGCTTCGTCAGAAAGAGGCGTTCCGCGTGTTGCCCAATCTGCTCCAATTTTCGGCGCAGGACTCTAACTCGTCGAAACTGGCCGGAAGAGACCGCAAGTTTCTAGCCGACCAAGCAGTCCGCAAGGCAGCCCAAGAATTCTGGAACATAGCAGCACCAAAGCCCATCAAAGAGATCGCCAACTTTGTTAACAAAGAGGTGCTTTCCGGCAAGACCAATAAGCCGAAACCGGTACCTGCCAAGCCCAAGCCAAGCCAGC